GTAGGTGGCGCTGGCAAAAACGAACGTCGAGCCCTGCGAGTCAGTAGCCATCTGGCCTCTCCTAGTGAGTTACGGGCGACAAAGCCCTAACCCGAAACTAGGCGACAGCAGGCGAATCCTTGCAGTTACGCCCGGCCCTTCTTTGCCCGTGCAGCCATGTATCGTGGCAGCTGCTTAAGGGCTTTTTCGTAGGCCAATTTCATCTCTGATTCCAGCAATGCCTTTACCTGTGACTCAGAGGCACGAGATGCTTGCTCAATGGGGTGCATGGCAGGCATGCGGCCACGATTGGCGCCGCTCTTCGTCACTCGCGGCTTGGTGCCGTACTCCACCATGAACTGGTGCTGTGTTTTGTTGTTTGCCTTGTTTCGACGCTTTGAGCTCTTGGGTGATTCAGTGCCACCCTTCGGAGACTTGCGATAGCCGACAATCGCCACGGCCGAGCCGGTCTTTGGGTATCGCTTGGCTTTCGTGGCGATGCCACGCTTTAGATTGCCGGTGGGGCCGACTGGCGTCTGCCGCTTGAGTTCGTCCTGGGCCGGCTTCAGGGCACGCTTTACGCCGGCACCAATGGCAGCGGACGCAAGCGACTTTGGCAATTGCCGAAACTGCTCGGCCAAGCCGGGCAAGTCTGGAAACTCCAGCGTCATGCCCGGTCGTGCCATTACGTCGCCTCGTTGATTCTGAACTCAAACGACTGCTGAACGCTGTAATACGGCAGCATCTGGTCATCGGCCGGCATGTCCACGCCATCGGCCTCAGTCTGTAGCGTGCTCCTCTGGATCGTCACGCCCGCCGTCGTGCCCGTCCAGCCATCCACCGCCAGGCGTACAGCACGGGCAATGGACTTCACTGACGTGTAGGACGTGCCGTAGGTGGTCAGCTGCAGCGTCACCACAGGGTTGCCGACGTTGCCGGCCAGCGACTGTGGACGCTCTACGCCCGTTCGCTGATACACCACAAGCGGTAGCGGCGTGCCCTGCGGGGCAATGAGCGGATAGACCCGCGAGCCGATGAACTGGCTCACGGCCGTCTGGCTCGTCAGCCGCTGAAACAGAAACGCTTCCGGTGCTTCAACGATGCTCATGTGGCGGCCTTTTCTGTGCAGATGAGCTCGAGGTACCAGCCCCGCTCGTATTCGTTGATAGCCCCGATTTCGAGCGTGCGGGTGGCTTGCCACACAATCCGCATGGCCGGCTTGACGCCCGGCAGTTGGCGGATCGTCACTCTGTGACCAGTGAATCCGACAATCTGGCCATACCGCTCAGCTTCACGGCCTGAGAGTGCCTGCACGTCCGCCCACACCGTGGCAAACGTGGACCACGACAGCGAGACTTCGCCAACGGAATTGCGTGTTTCGGTCGCCTGCTCAATGACGATTCTGTCGGTCAGGCTGCCGGCGTCGATCATCGGTAGGAGCCCCAGCGGATGGTGTCGAGTAGAGCCTTGGTGCCCATCGGGACTTCGCTCAATGCCGTCTCGGCTGCCATCTCACGGTTTCGCCAGAGGTGGGCGACAAGCATCAGGATGGCCGACTTGACCGGTGCGGGCACGCTGGTGCCGGTGGCTGAGTAGCCCGCGTACCAAGTCACCACGGTGCTGTTCTGGTCCACGAGGTGCGAGGGCCACGTCTTGCCGTACAGCGGGCGACAGACGCCCGGAGTGGCCTGCCTATCTACCCGGTACTCAACGGCGTCTAGCGTCGTCGTAGAGGCTCCAGCGTCAGGCGTGTAGGTGATGGTCACAGCCGTGGCCGTCCCCGTCTGCACCATTGGCGGCCGTGGCAGTTCGATATCAAGGTTAGGCACCGTGCCCTGGCGGCCCTCGATGTTGTTGCCGTCCGCCCGCAACCCAAACTGCACCGGGCTGCCGACGGGGCCATAGAACGAATCAAGACGCATCTGCCACTGAGTGTGGCAAAATGTCCTGTCGGTGTAGTCCTCTGCCCAGCGTGTCGCCGCCGTGATGAGCGTGCCGATCAGATCGTCCTCGGCCGACGAATCAATACGCAGGTGAAGTTTTGCTTCCGCCAGCGTTACGGGGTTGTTGGCCGGCTCGGTGGCCCGCACCAGGCTGCGATACCTCATTTGGACTTCCTCCCTCTGCGACGTGGTGCGTCGGCCGTCTCAACGTCTCGGCGTTCGACCATGGCCACCTCAAGCAGTTGCCGCTCCTCGGGCACGATCTCGCAGACGCCAGCGAACAGCAGGGACTTGGCCGGGCCGCGTGGATACGTGATGGTGTCGCCTTTGCGGTACACGCCGTGCGGGCGAAGAAATCGCAGCGTCACTTGATCGTCAGGCATTGGATGCCTCCCCATGTTCAATCGAACCCCACGCAGACGGCGGGCGTTTTCCGCCGGCTGACCAATACTGGCTCGGCGACTGCCACACTGGCTTCAGATCCCGGCCCGGCCACGTGAACTTGAGCTCGGCGTGTCCGATGGCTATCTGCGGTGCGATGCCGAGCGTGTTGCCGCCTGCCTTGAACTGCCGCCAGAAGTGGATGTCTGGGTCAACCCTTGGCTGCTCGCCCTCAGGCGCGTCGCCCCAATGCCCGTCTGGGCGTGGCGTACCCAGAAACCACGGCGTCGGCGTCCGCTTCAGGGCTTCGCTGCGGATCAGCGTGCATCCAAAGTGGGCGGTGCTCACCGGCTGCACGACAGCCTCAAACCACGTGTTGGGCAGTTGCACCAGGCCGATGGTGCCGTCGTGGCCCTCGGGCGTAAACATGGGCACGCCCTCGTCCCTCTTCGTTTGCAACGGAGCGACGGCGTCGTAGCCGCTGACCATAGCCGCCGTCATTAGCCGCTGGACTGTGTCGGCCTCAAAAACGCTGTCGTAGTCAATCGCCAGAATCCAGTCGGTGCGGTCCAGCATTTCGAGCAGGACGCGATCCAAACATTGTTCCCAAAATGCCCCCACGAACTTGGTTGGGCGAATGCCGAGCGGCAGCAGCGACTGCATGACGCAAAAGAAGTTGTCGCTGAACGTCAGGCGTGGCATCGAGAATGCCGCCTCGACTCTCAGGTCGTGCTCGGCGTTGCCAACACTTACTTTCACGGTGTGCTCCCTGTAACGCAGAACGGGCGGCCGGGGCGAACCCAGCCGCCCGCTGTGGGCGTTATCGCACGAGTGTCAAGCAATCACAGGTTGGCGACGTTGTTGACGCCGCTCTGGGCAGCCGTCACGGTATGCTCCTCGGCCTTGCCGAGGCGGGCGTTGCTCGCAATGGCAACGGTGTTGCCGGGGCTCGTCACGACCGTCAGGTACCGCTTGCGGCCACGAAGATCAACATTGAAGCGGGCCACGGCACCGACGGCCGCGCCGGTCGTCGAACCGGCACCAGCCGTGATCGACAGGCCCGTAACGTCCGCCTGGCCCGAGCCGCTGGCGTCGCTCTCCTGCACCTTGAGCACGCTGGCGTACGCTGCAGTTGCCGCCGTAAACGGCGAGAATACAACGTCGATGCTGGCGTACTTGAAGCCTGCACAGTCGATCTCGTGCGAGTGCGTGGCACTGGCCGCAACGCTCGCCGTGGCCTTGGTGACGCTCTTGGTTCCAGAGGCGTGGTTCATGTCTCAGAGTCTCCAGGGAAGGGTGTCAGGATTAAGCGAGCTTGAGGGCGACGACCGGGCCGGCCTCGCTGGTGGTGCCCAGCGAGTGGTGGTTGATGTCACATCGATAGGTGACCCGCCACACGGTCTGGTCAGCCTCAAAGTAGCGGTCAGTCGAGCTGGCGATCTGCATGTCGCCCTTGTTCGCCATGATGGAACTGAGCGAGATGTCCCCGACGTAGGCCGCAATCGTGCCGGTCGTCGGTGCCGAGTTCATTTTGAGCACCCACACGACCGGCAGGCCGAGGAACGTGTTGGGCGTCCCTTGGGCAAGGTTCTGGGCGGTGTTGCCACCAGCCAGAGCACCCACGGTGCCAGAGCCAACGGTGCCGCTTGAGAGCATCATCCGCTGAACGCTCCGGTGGTAGACCGCCGGGTGCATGTACCAGGCCGACGTGCCGATAGCGTACCTGGGCAGGCTGGCAAGAGCCTTGAGGTAGTCATCGATGTCGAGGTTCGCCAGCGAGGTGTTGCCGGAAGCCGCCGACACGACAGACGCCGTGTGCGTGCCGTCGTCGATCTGCGAGAGCCCACGGATGCCGCCGTAAGCCGACGTGCCCGTGCCGTTGAAGAACGCATCATCAAGAGTGCCGCTGATGGTCGTGCCGTATTCCTGCACGAGCCACTGAGCCACCGAGATGGCATTGTCGGCCAGCAGCTCATTGCTGACGCGGGTGGACGCTGCGAGCTTCTTGAGCACCAGCTGCACCATCGTCGCAGTGGGGTCGCTGGTGGTGATTGTGGAATTCTCACCCAGCCAATATCCGGTGACACCCGACAAACGCTTGGGCACCAGCAGGGTGTCAGACGAGGTCGTAACCCGCTGGGCAAGGTTCATGGACACGCCGAAAGTTTCGACAAGGCGAATCAGCGAATTGCTGAAATCCTCGAAAACCAGCGCACCGCCGAGGCTGTTGATCTGGCCGCCGAGGTCACGGGACTCGATGCCGAGCGCGTCACGCACCCACTGGCGGGCGTGAGAGTCACCGTTGATGCTCTTGAGCCACATGCCGCAGCGGTGGGCCACCTCAGGCGACTCAAACACGCCGGGCTTGTAGCCCCGGTAGGACACGGCCTCGATGCGGGGCTTTGCCATCTCGGTGGACTCCACGGGGGCAGCACGGTTCAGAACCTTGAGCAGCTCGGCCTTGCGGGCCTCACGGGCCTCTTCCTTAGCGATTGCCGACTTGATCCGCTCAGCCTTTGCCAGCAAATCGTCGTACTTCGCCTGGCGAGCCTCGGCAGACCGCTCCATCGCGGCGGGCATGGCTTCGTCGCCTTCCATCGCCGTCTCTTCAGCCGGCTCGCCCTCTTGCTCCTCGAGCATTCCCATTTCGGCGAGGGTCGCGGCGAGTTCGTCGAGCAGTTCCTTGACTTTGCTGGCGGCCATTCGTGTGGCTCCTGTGTGCGGTAGGTGGTGACCTATACGCACGCTAGAGCCAGCGGTGCCGTTCCTTGCAGTTGTGTGACTGCAGGTTGTTGCCTAGTTAGGCAGCGAGCGTCTGCGAACTTCGCACGACTTCACGACGTGCTTGGCCGTCTTCCGGCACGAGGGGCACCGCAGGTAGCGAATGCAGATGCCGCCCTTTTCTGACGACGAGTACACGCCAAAGCGTGCCCGGCGACAGTGCGGGCAAACGTCACCCGACTTTGTGGCCATGCTGCCTCAGGAACCTACGGATTGCCTTCTCGCTCTTCGCATCCCGTGAGAGAACCGGCAGCGTCAGCGCCGGTCGGTGCGATTGTAAATACCGCTCATACGAGCGAACCGCCACGCCCGTGGTGGCCTGCTCATACGCTGGCGTAAGCACGGGGGAAACGTCGTAGACGCCCTCGACTTCGTGGACGTAACGCACGGCCTGACCGTCTTCCTCGGACCACGATTCGCCGTCTTTGCCAGCGATGGCGAACGCAAAACTTGATCCGAAAACGTCGCCACGAGAAATCAAAACTTGAAGATCACGCCCCAGCGTGGTGTCTGGAATCTCCACTGAGTACCGCATGCCGATGTCGTCGGTGCCCACCTCAAGCGTGCCGCTGCGAGTGCTGCCAAGAACGTGATTGCTGTCGTGGTTCCACAAGGCCACGATCGGGTGCTCTTGCTCACGCAGGGCACGGTCAAACGCACCCGGCTTGATCTCCTCGCGGAACCGGCCTCCGAGCAGCGTAGAGCGGACGTTGTATTTTGCGGCGTATCCGGTGATGTACGCCTTCCCGGCTTCTCGGGTTTCCAGCGTCAGCGGAAGAGCCACACAGCGACGCTCCAGTTCAGTGTTCATCGTTCGGCCCTCGTTGTCAGCGGCATCCATCTGCCGCGTAAGTTTGTCTGCCCATGCTTGCCCAGGGTCGCCGCCCCACAGTGCCCACGCTATACGCCCGGCACTGGGGTAGCCGTCTTCGCCTGGCTGGAACCCTTCGCCCTGCTTGTCCACTTCATGGCGGGCAAAGAACGACGCCATCCGGCGTGCCGTGTCTGGGCTGATGTTGGTGCCGTTTGATAAGTCCCGCGCACGGGCCACTCCAACTTCAGTGCCGCCACGGTTGAACTTGTCACGCCACTCCAGCCCTTGAGCCGCCTCCTTTTGCACGCCATTGGGTGGCGTGAAGTCGATGTTGTCGTACTTAGCCACGCTTGCGGCTCCGACGCTTGGGCTGTGCTTTCTCTTCCGGTGGCGGCTCCGGCAGCGGGTCAATCTGCGTTAGCGTCGAAAACTTGTGGCCAACCTGCGTGTCAGTCTTTTTCCATCCGCCCACGACTTCTTGGTACACGCTGATGAGTGCGGCCGGATCGTCCTCTGTGCCCTCAATAGTGAAGTCGCTGCCCGGCACGTTGATCGTGCCATCCCGTACCACGCGGTCAATCTTTCCACGACCACGCCCGCCCGACGAGTTCCACGACACGAAGTCTCCAACACCCACTGCGTCTGGGGCAGAACGTGAGATTGGGCCGGCGGGCCTAACAGCACCTTCCGGCGGTGTCTCGCCGTTGAGCAGTTCATCGGTGTACGACACGGGCAGGTTGTCGGCCGGGGCCGGCTCACCAGCGTTGCCGGCAGCCGCTGACGCAATGCCCTGCATGGTGGTGAGGTTCATTTGCATATATCGCTGGTCGCCGTCCGCCCCGATGGGGTTCATGTTCAGAACCTCACGGCACTCGTTGATTGAGTAGATGCCGGTGTTGAGCATGGTTTGCAGCCAGTTGGCCTGGGCGGCCAGGTCGCCACGCAGCAGGCCACGGGTATCAAACTCAGCAAAGAAAACGTCATCTTTGACCACGAGGTCACGGGTGATGGCGGATTCCCAACGGCGGAACCACGGCAAGAGCGTCTGCTGCACCAAGTCGATGGCGGCCTGCTCCTGGCTGGCGTACCCTACCTTGGTCTTGTCCTGCACGTACGACGGGTCAACACGGTAGGCACGGCAGATCTCAATCACTTGGTATTGCCGGGTTTCCAGAAACTGGCTGGCCTCGTTCGTGCTTTGCACGTCCTTCCAGTGGACGCCCTGTGGGAGCACGGCCGTTCTATGACTGCGGTCGGCCCCACGGTGCATCCGCTCAAACTGCTCACGCAGCCGCTCGGCAGTCTCCACCGTGATCGGGTTGTCGCTCTCCATGAGCCCAGACAGCCGGCAGGCGTTGCCAAAGTACGCGCCGCCATGCGTTTCCAACGCTTGAGCCAGGGCGATGGCGTCACGGCTGAGCGTGATTGGCAGCATGCCCATGACGCCGTCGTTCGACAGCCAACGCAGGTGGAAAATCTGGTCTTGCCGGTAGATCGTCTCTCGCCCGTTCTGCTCGCGGTAGCAGTACCGCAGGCTGCCGTCCTCGAGCTGCTCCACCGTCATCCGGCTTGGGTGCAGCGGCCACAACTCTGACACAGCACCGGCCGAGCCGCTGCGGATCTCGGCGTAGGAATTGCCATACAACAAACAATGAGCCGTGAGCATCTCCCGAAACTCAAACGACGTGAGCCAGCCATTGGGCTGCTGGTTGAGCAGACGGTACAGCGGCAGATCTCGGGCACGCTCTTTGCCGCCCTCGGGCAGCCGGCGAAACACATGCAGCGGAATCGTGGCGACGTTCTCGGCAATCAAACGCACGCAAGCCAGCACCGTGCTGCACTGCATCGCCGTCTCGGGCGTAACCCGCACGCCAGCCGGGCCACGGGACGGCGAATCGTTCCAGCCGTCGCCTGACGCACCACGCAGATCGATGATGCGGTAGCTCTTGTCCTCTGTCGTCTCGGCGTTGGCGATCATATGGCGACCAAATCCCAGTTTTGCTCAGGTGGCGGTGCTGTCGATGTCTGCCAGAGGCCAATGGCCATCACTAGGCTGACAATCCCGTCGATGCGTTCGGTGCTCTTCGCCTTGCTTGGTTTGATGTTTCCGGCCGCACTGTCCTGCTGAATGGCCACGTTGCTCGCCTGCCACGCCAGCACCGGGTGCCCACCGTGCAGCAGCTTGCCCGATACGACGAAGTTCTCCAGCTGCTTCGACGGGCCTGACAAAGAGCCGTAGCCCTGCCGAAAGTCTGACATGGGAAGCCCATCTCCTTGCAGTTGCTGGCCGAGGTGAGCACTACCCCACGGGTCCAATCCGATGCCACGAATGCGGTACTTGCTGGCCAGGTTCACGATGTCACGCCGCACCACCTCGAAGTCGGTGACGTTGCCGCTGGTCATGTTTAAGTGACCCTGCCTCTGCCATGTCAGGTACGGCACCTTGTCACGACGCTCACGCTGGTGGGCGTTTTCGTCTGGTATCCAGAAGTGCGGCTCCACCCAGTAAGTGCCGTTGTCCAGCGGGAAGAACAGCACGAAGGCCGTGGTGTCAAACGTCGTGGCTAGGTCGAGCCCGGCCCAGCACTCACGGCCGGCCAGGTCCACCGGGCAGGTACCGTTGCCCTGAGCCCAGTGATCCATACGAAGCCACCTTTGATCCTGCTCTGTCCATTGGTCCAAATAGAGCTGGCGAAAAGTGTTCTCATATGTCGGCATCTCGATGGCCCTGGCACACTCGCTCCGCAGGAAGTCGAGCTTCACCGAAACGCCCAGGTTGGGGTTAGCGGCGGCCCACACCTTTTCGTCTTTCCAATCGGCCTCCACCGGAGCCGCAAAGATCATCGGCAGGAATGAATCGTCTTTGATGGCACCGCTGGCGACATTTTCGGCATACTTCCAAACCTCCCAGCACACCGACTTCCTGTCGTAGCCCGCCGTGGTCAGGGCCACCGTCAGCGGGTTGCGTCGAGCACCTTGGCCAGACAGCATCACTTCCCACATCTCACGGTTGCTCACGTGGAGTTCGTCAAAAACCACGGCATGCGGCGAGAGCCCGTGCTGCAATCCGGCCTCGGCGGAAAGTGACTTGTAGGTCGAGTGCGTGGACTCGCGGACGATGGCGTTCCTGTAGACCTTCAACAGGCTAGATAGCGTAGGCGACTGCTCAACGGCGATACGTGCGGTATCGAATACAAGCCTCGCCTGATCCCGTGACGCAGCACACGAATACACTTCAGCACCGGGCTCGTCCTCAAGCAGGCACCGCAGGGCAATGCCGGCAGCCAAAGTGCTTTTGCCGTTCTTGCGTGGAATGGCCAGCAGCGACGTGCGGACTTTGCGTCGGCCGTTGACTTCAGCGAAAAGCGCCCGGACGTAGTCCTTCTGCCACCGCTCCAGCAGGAACGGCTTGCCGCCCAACTCGCCCTTGGCGTGCGTCAGGTGTTTCTCGAAGAACCGAACGGCTATGCACGAGGCACACTTGCCGCAGGGCTTCTTAACCGAACATAAGACGGTCTTCGTCGTCGGTGTCTTTCGTTTGCTCAACGGCCGAAACCCTCGACATGGCTGACGCTGTCAGGCCGAACTCGGCGGCGAACTTCAGCATTGACGTGCGGGCGTCACGCTTCCGAGTCCACGCCGGGTGATTACTCACCCTACCCTTGTCGTCCATGAACGTGGCACCGTTGGCTTTCAGTTCACGGTCAGCATCGATCATGTCCGCTAACGAATCGCAATACGCCGCGAGCGTTTGCTGATGTCGCGGGCTCATAACTTTGGACGCCTCAAGCATTGGCACGATCCTCGCCCACTCTTGGCGGGCAACTTCGCCCAGCCAATCCGGTGCCGGCGGAATCCCAGGCGGTGCGTCGATGCCGGTGACGTGCGGCCCGCGAATCCGCGAGCCCCGGATTTTCAAAATCGGCTTTGGCGTCGGTTTTCGCCCGCGTCCCATTTTCAATCTCTCAATTTCGGCCACGTGTACGCATAGG